ATCACGACGACCTGCGCTGGCGCGCCGTGCTGAACTCGATGGTCCCACCGTAGATTTCGGCCTTGACGAGCGCCAGCGGTGTACCAGTACCCCTCCATTCGACCCTTACCTGGCACTCGCCAGCCTCGTTGAAGCTGTCGGCTACGTCGCGACGGCGGAACAAGTACCCGGTCGGGTCGCCCGCCGATGGCACCTGGTACTCGGTGTGGAGTACCGTGCCGGTGCCGTCCACGAGTTGCACGTACCAACCGCCGTGCGCGCCGTCAGCCGCGCCGTCCACCACGAATCCGTAGTCGAACATGAACCGATGAAGCTGGCTGTAGTAAGGCGGGGTGCTCAGTTGGTACAGGGCGCTCCACCACTTTGACGGGATTTCTTGTGTGGACGGCGAGGCCCCTCCAACTTTGTCATAACCCCGGTCGGCCTCGGCTGCCTGCTCCGGGGCGGTGAGCAAGTGGCACTTCTGGACACGAGTACCGTCGATCAGGTACGGCTGGCTCAGCGTCCGACTCACGTGGACCGGCGTGGGGTTCGCCGTGGCGTCGCTGCTGAACTTGCTCCATCGTCCAGTCGGGGTGTGCATCAGGGCGCAGAACCGGCTGCTGTCCGCAACCTGCGCGCCGGTCGAGAAGGTCTGCTTCTGGATACTCAGCAGCACGTAGTCGTTGGCGAGTTTGGTGGCGACGGCGCGGCCCCCATCGACGCCCGCGTCACCCACCGTCTGCGCCCCGGCGACCGCCAGGCTGGTCCGCAGGTTCTCGCTCGTGTTCACGATCTGCTCGCCGTCGAACCACATGTAGCCCTGGTCGCTGAGGAAGTAGCAGCCGTCCTCGTACTCGACTATGCTTCGCTGATCGAGGCAGCCGATGTCGCTGGTGACGGTACGAAGCTGGAAAGTGTCCGACGAGTACCCGTAGAGGATGTGGACCGACCGCCGCTTGAAGATCACCAGGTTGTCGCCCACCTTCGCCAACCCGACGCCGAAGTCGTTCGCGTTGTCGGAGTCCACGATCATGATGTTGAGCAGGCCGGTGGCGTCGTTCTGCCAGGAGGATGCCGCGTCCGCCAGCCCCGCCGCAGGGATCACGTTGTCGGAGAAGTAGAGCGCGTTCGCTTGGATTGTGGTAAGGGACGAGCCGATGTGATTCGAGCGTCCGCCAAGCACGAACAGCCGGTTCAGGTGGGTCCGGATGTCCTGCGCGCCCTCGGGGGCGTTCGTGTAGGCGGTGGGTGCGGTGGTGGTGCCGTCCCACCGGAGCAGCTTGCGCAGCCACAATCGCCCGCCATTCTCGTTCACCGACGCTGCGGACGACGCGTACGCGATCCCGTAGGTGTGCCCGCCCAGGCGCGCGCCACGCCCGCCGATAATGTTCGCCTGCGTCACACCCGCCGACACGTTGCTGACGGTCAGGGCGTCCAGGTCCACCAGCTTCATCGTTGTCTCGCCCAGAGCCAGGTTCGCCTCGGCGCTGACCTTCCGGTAGTGCCCCGTCCACGGCTCGCCGGTCGCGCTGACGCTCGCGGCGACCAGCCCCACCAGGACCTTGTTGTTCCAGTACCAGGCCCCGGCGACTATTTCGTTGCTGCCCAGGTCGAGAGCGGTGTGGTTGACCAGGGGGCCGCGCATCTGTAGCAGCCCGTTGCGGTGGACGACGAAGTTCTCGTGGACGGGCGCGAACCCGTCCGCCAGGTTGTCAGGAGCCGTATCGGTGTCGAGGCCCTGGTAGCCGGGGATGATGCCCTGCCAGCGCAGCGGGGCCATTACTGCACCAGGATGTCGTAGGTTCCGGAGCGCCCCACCTGCTCGGAGGTCTGCCGCTGCTTGACACCGTACTCGGCCTTCATGTTGTCGATGATCGACAGGTACTCCTGCTTGGCGATGTTGTAGCCCTCCACGTCGCGCTCGCGGAAGGTAAGCTCAGCGATGGCCCCCCAACAGAGCACGTCGCGGTACGCAGGCGGGATGATCGGTACGTCGGTGTCGCCCACCAGGTCGGGCGGGTCGATGATGTAGTCGATCTTCACGATGTACTCGCGGTCGGGTGCGGGCCAGAGGCGAAGCTCCTGGTCGCCCGCCGTCCAGTACCGAGGCACCGCCTGGCTGCGCTCGGTGTGTTCGAGGTTGCGAAAGGTCTGGAAGGGGGCGTACTCCAAGTCGTAGTAGTCGGTGCCGAACTCGATCCGCACCGCGTCGATGTGAAGCAGGTCCTCGATCACACCGATGTTGTACTTCATCTGCCCCACGTTGCAGATGATGGTGGAGTTGTCGGCCAGTTCCAGGAACGGCCAGCGATACATGCCGATGATCCGGCGATAGACGCTGTTTATCATCGAGTTCTGGATGCCCGGAGCGGTGTCGCTGCCGTAGCCCTTGAACTGGATGCACGAGCGCACGTCCGCGAGTGCGCCGGTCGTGCTCGATGCTGAGACTACGATAGCCATTAGCTGATTCCCACCCAGAACCAGGAAATGCCGCAACTGTCCTGGTGGACCGTTGAGTCGGTGTCCGCGTCACCCGTGACGACCTTGGCCTGGACGCGAATGGTGTGCGCGCCAGCCCCGGACAGGTTCAGGCCCGCGTTGATCGGGACGGTGCAGCGCAGGTGTCCGGTGATGCCGCTCGTCGTGTTCAGACGCGGGCGCATGAACGAGTGCCCCGGTACGTCGGTGCCGTTGAGCGTGAACCGAATCTCGACTGTCTCGTCGAAAGTCTCGGTGGGGTCATTGGCGCTGATCGACACATCGACGGTCGCGAAGAAGATGCCGTAGCCTGACCCCGGACCATCAGCGGACGGGTTGACCGTCGCAACGAGGTTGGTGATGTTCTGATACGTGGTGGTCAGCACCAGGTCGCCGCCCGAGCCGACGTTCGACCCGATAGGCGTGCCAGCGAGGTTGAAGTCGAACTTGCCAGGGGTGATCGCTCGATCTATGACAGCCCCGCGATTCACGGAATCGTCCGCAAGCTCGGAGGCCGTGACTGCGTTCGCAGCGATGGCTGCAGCATCCACGACGCCAGCGGCGAACTGGTTGGAGGCGCTGATGCCGCCTACGGCGATGTCGCCCGCCTCGACTGCGCCAGCGGCGATCTTGCCAGCGATCACCGAGTTCGCGCCCAGGGCAGCGGAGTCCACAACTCCCGCGCCGAAGTCGGAGGACTGGCTGATCGCACCAGCGGCGATCTTGCCAGCGATCACGGAGTCAGCGGCTAGCTCGGTGCCGGTAACGGCACCGGGAGCAATCTCGGACGTACCTACCTGGTCGGCCCCAATCTCCGTGCTGGTGATGGAGTCTGCGGCCTTCTTCGGGTTGCCTCCCAGGACTGCGTTGAACCGCTTCGTTGTCTCGGTGATGCCAACACCCGTAACGTGGAGGTCATACTCCCCCTCTTCTACCCATCCGGGAATGTTCCCATTGGTGGTCGTGACAGGGTTCGCTAGGGTGCTGCCTCCAACTTCGTCCGCGAAGATCGTTGCGTCCGTGGTGGTCCGGGCCAGCCACACATCCACGGACGCGCCCGATATGGGAGCGCCGGACCCGGTGACTACGGTTTCCCAGAGGTTGATCCGCGCCATCAGCTACCTACGATCCCTTTTCGGGCGCGGTTACGCTTCCGTTTCGGGTAGGACTTGTCGCGGTGGTCAATGAAGCCGTCATGCCAGAGTTGGTAGCGAAGCGGCCCGCCGAGGCGCTCGTAGAGTTCCTCGAACTCGGCTTCCTTCCGGGCAGCCTCGTTCGCGGCCTCTTCCTTCTCAAGCACGCGGACCCGCTCGTCGAGCGGCATGTGCATCATCTTCCGGAGCTTCTCGATCACGCGCCCGTCAAGTTCGTTCGTGCGATAGACGCGCCGGTCCACGCCGTCGTCACAATGCTCCATGATGATGAAGGCGTGCTTGGCTCCCTCGGAGGCGACCACGATGAACAGCCGGTCGCTGATTTCCTTCACCCGGTCGCAGATTCGGTACACGTCCGAGTCCACCATCCGGACGGTCACGCCGTCGTGGAAGTGGAGATTGCTCGGGCGGCTCGATCCAGGGATGATGACGCTCATGCTAGAAGTGTATCAAGTGAGAGGGGGGAGCCGGACGAACTCCCCCCTCTCTGAGCACGCTAGGACGTAGCGTTGTCGGGTTATCTCACGTCGTCGGTTACGCCGGTCAGCTTGAAGTGCGCCCCGCGATGGGTCGTGCCCAACTGGGTGTACTTGTACAGAACGGCGATGTACCGATCCTTCCTGGACTCCCACTTGAGGACCTTTCCGTCCTCGTCCATCCAGTCCCAGTCACTCATCTGTGCCCAGAACAGGCGGTTGAGAGCCAAGCCGAACACGGTGCTCACGGGGCATTGGTCATCGACGAAAATCGGGTTCTCGTCGAAGAACAGCGCCGTGTAGCCTCCGTGCAACTTCACCGACTGCGCATCGTTGAACCTCTTGAGGGAGGTCAGCGTATCCGCGTACCGTCGCCGGATGCCTCGGGTCGTGATGATCGCGAAGTCCAGCCCGGAATCCACATCCAGACCAGTCTCGAATCCCACGGCGTCCTTGGCGTTCCGAAGAACGGTGTCGCTGATCGCCCCGCCGACAGCCGTGACGCTCGAAGCCCACCACGGATAGGTGACGCTCGACAGGCCGTGAAGCGTGCCGGTGTTACCCACGATGGAGCCGAGGCCCTGAATCTCCTTGTTCCAGGAGTTGTTCGGGACCGCGACGGTCGAGTCGGTCGAGGACCGAACGAACCCATCGGTGGTGGCCGTGAGGCCGGTTGTCAGCGCGGGGGAAACGGTGATGGTTCGGTTCGCCCGATCCACCGCCGTGACCTCACGAGCAGGCTCGATGACAACTCCGGTCGCCAGCGTCACGCCGTCGATGATTTCCCCACCGCGAAAGTTGATGGTGGAGTTCACGTCGATGACGGTCTGACCAGCGGCCTCGTTGTTTCGGACCTCCGTGAGCGTCCCGGTTCCGTTACCGTACGCTGCGCGGTTGTGATCCAGCTTGCTCGCCAGCACCGTGTCCTCCATTTCGGCCTTGAAAGCCGCGCGGAAGGCACCCTCGTTCGAGGACGACGCCTTGAGCAACTGGTTGGTGATGTTGAAGAGGGAGTATGCGTACCTCATCGGCTCCTGTAGGTAGCTGTACTTGGAGCTACCCGGCGCGGGGAGAGTCTCATGCTCCGACCGGAAACCAACCGACTGATTACGCTTGGTCTTGACCGGGATACGGAACTCGTTCCCTACGAAGTCGATCCCCTCAGCCGAGGGCAAGATGCCCTTGAAGTCTGTGGGGTTCGCATCGGGATCACCGAAAAGCAGCACCTTCCCCTTCGGGAGATTGTCGCGAATCGGACCAATGAACTTGGTTTTCATCGCGGCTGAGAATGTAGCGGTATCAGCCATCTTCTACCTCCGTTGGTTGTTGGTTTGCTTTGGACTTGCTTCCCAATCGCCTTGGAGGTAGAGCCTCTGTACTCACGGGCGGAACGTGCTCCGCGCCTTGGCCTTACCTAGCGGCTGTACGCACACGTAAGTGCATGGTAGCACAAACGTGAGCTATGTGTGAGCGGGTGCTTAGACGTTGCCTACAGTCGTAGGCGGCTGGTCCTGCTCGTCGAAGAACGCGTCCAGCGCCTCGTCCATCGAGCCGTAGTTCTGCTCGGTGGGCGGCACGCTGGTCCCGGTGCGGTCGGTGCCCACGGTAGCGGGCGCGGACTCAGCCGGGTCAGGCGCTTCCTCGGTCGGGGGCGGCGTAGCCGTGCCCTTGAACTCGTTGAGGAACTGCTCGTAGTTCTCGACCGCGACATCCAGGTCGCCGTCAGCGGCGGTCACGAACGGGTAGAACAGGTCCGGCCTCAGATCGAGGTCCGGCTTGTCCTGCTTGATCCGGTCGATTTCGGCGTTGAACGCCTGCTCCTGCCGCTGCTCCTGCACGTACTCGATGGCTTCGCGAGCCTCAGCCGGGAGGTCGCTCAGGTCGCCCTCGAAGTCCGAGAGGATGTCGTCGTCGGCGTCGGGGGCGTTCTCGTTGCCCGCCAGCGCCTCGCGCACGGCCTCGGCTGCCTCGTCACCGAATAGCTCCTGGGTGACGGAGTAGTACGTGTCCTCGGGCCGCTCGGTGAAGTCCTGGTAGAGCCGCTCGGCGTGGCGGTTGCCCGCCGTCGCCTGCTCCAACTGGGTCACGCGCGGCTGCACGGTCGTGCGTAGGAACTCGTCCACGGCCTTCCGCTGCGCCGGGTCCTCGAACGCTGCGGCCAGGTCAGCGGCCCAGGGGCCGTCGCCAGGCGTCGCGTCGGCGTTGACCGACTCGGCGGTGTCTGCCACCTGCTCGGGCGGCTGCTGCTCGGGGGCCTCCTGGCCCTCGGTGTCCGGTGTATCAGGCATATCTTACCTCCGTGAGTAACGTGAGATTACTGACGTGCTGCTTCTGCTTCCTGCATCATAGCAGAAGTCTGAGCCGCAGCCTCGTCGTAGTTCTGCGGTGGAGCCTCAGCAGGCTCGTCGTCGCCCGTGGTCTGCTGGCCCTCCCCGAGTACCGACACTACCTGGTTCACCGCAGTCGCCATTTCGCTGATCGCGTCCACGGTGTCGTCGTCGGCCCCGGCCCGAGCAAGCTCGGTCGCCAGCTTCTCAAGATTCTCCTGCGCGGCCTGCGCGTACGTGAATGGGTCGCCAGCAGGCATTAGACGCTGAACTCCACCACGTAGAAGCGCGGAGCCTCGTAGTTGCTGTTCGCCCCGATGCCCCCGGTGACGCTTCGCAGGCGGTAGCCTGCCGGAAGCTGCAAGCCGTCCGGGATCGGGGCTTGCGAGAAGAAGTCCGGGGAGACTCCCACCTGGCCCGTCAGAGCCGTGCCAGCGAACCATTGGTAGATACAGTTGGTCGAAGCGGCCTGTACCGCTGAGGACCCGATGGACTGCACGAACGGCTGACCGCCGCCGTCATCCAAGAGAAGCGAGGGGCGCGGCGTCTGGGTCGCGCCTTGCACTAGGCGCACCGACACCAGCTTGACCACCCACAGCTTGCCGGTGGGTACGGTGTGCGAGAACTCGGTGTTCGCCGCGACATCGGTGCCGCTGACGACCTTGTACGTACCGGCCCCAGGAAGTTGTGCGCCGTCAGGAGAGAGTGGCATACGCGAAGTGTACCAGGTTACGCGGGCAACGTGCCGCCAGCGGACTCAGGTGCAGGCTCGATGGGGGGAGCCTCTCCGGGGGTTTCCTCCGTCACGGGCGGCGAGCCAGCGAGCGCCGCCTGGATGAGCGCCTGCTTCTCGGCCTCGCGTTGGAGCTTCTCAAGTTGGAGGTCCTCGTGCATCTGACAATGGGCCTCGAACTTGGTCTTGATTTCCTCGTCTTGCGAGAGGAACTCGCTCGTCTTGCGGTAGTTGTTGTGCTCGCGCAGGTGGATGTCGTGTGCGTCCCAGGAGTTCGGTGTCACGGCGGTGCCCGCCTTGCCCTGCGGGTCCTGACCGCCAATCATCACCAGGTTCTCGTTCCGGGCCAACTTCACGTCGAAGGCGCGCTGCGGTGCGATGGTGCCCACCGGAATCTCCATCAGATCAGCCATGACCTCCGGGTCCTGGATGATCCGGTCATTCCACATCAGGAGCGCCTGGTCCTGGCGCGCCGCGCGCGAGCGGGCGAGGCCGGTGCCCATCGTCACCTGCACCCTCATCCCTGGCGTGATCTGCTCAGCCTTGAACCGCTGGACCTCGGGCAATCCCTCGCGCGAGTAGGTCTGGACGATCTGCTCGGCGGGGGTGTACTGCTTCGCCAGCATCAGGCTCATCCAGAACCCGTTGCTGGTGGCGCGCTTGATCGTGCGCTCAAGCTCTGCTAGCCGGGACGTGTCGGACTCCTTGAGCAACTCGATTGCCTTGGCAGCCTCGACACGTCCCGGCACCGACCCCTGACTGACTTCGTGCAACCCTGCTACGTCCATCATTTCCTGGCGAATCCAGTCACCGTCGCCGTTGTCCGCCATGTTGCTCGGCTCGATGATTTCGGGCTTCAACTGCCCGCCGTTGGAGTTGCCTCGGAGAATCTGTCCGGGTGAGTCGTCCGGGTCATGCTGCATTTCAAGCTCGTCGGGCACCCACCACTTCGGGTTGGCGAAGGCTTGGCGGGTGAGGATGCGCTGCGCGTGGTACTTGTTCAACTCCATCTGGGGCGGACGGAGGTACTTCACGGCGCAGGTGTAGTGGGGGGAGTTGGGACGCTTGATCGAGCCAAGCTGCGTGAAGGGAAGCTGGCCGTGCGCGTACGGGAAGTCGTCCGGCTCCACCAGGAAGTCGTTGCCACACCAGGTCACGAACAGGCCCTTCGGATGCTGGCGGCTGACGCCAGGCTTGAGCCATAGCTCGTTGACCTGCGCGCCTTGCAGGACTGGGGCGTGCCCCATGTCGCGCAGCAGCGCCGACTTCTCCTGGTCAGTCTTAGCTATCTCGGAGGGGTGGACGCGGACGCCGTACAGGTCATAGACCTGCTCTACGTCCATGAACTGCGAGTGGATTACGTACCGGGCGCGGTCGGCGCGCTTGCAGTAGGGGTCGAGGAAGATGTCGAAAGGCGAACACGAGAACACGTCCGGTCGGCGCTCAGCCTTATTGAATACCCACTTGAGCCAGCCCTCACCAGCAGCGAGCGCCCAGAGTGTTGCATCGGACAACTCCGCGTCGTAATC